TGGGGCTGGCCTGTCCTACCCATCGTGCCGAACGGGAAGCTCCCGGCGACGCAGCACGGCGTAAACGACGCGACGACGGACGAGGCGACGATTCGCCGGTGGTTCGAGGGCCACGACGACCGGAACGTGGGCATCGCCTGCGGCGCGGCCTCGGGGCTCGTGGTGTTCGACATCGACCCGCGCAACGGCGGCGATGACTCGTGGAGCTCGTGGACCGACGAGCGAGGCGCGCAGCCTGACGGCGCGGTGCAGCTCACCGCAGGCGGCGGGCAGCACTACCTCGCCGCCTACGTCGAGGGCGTCAAGTCGTGCAAGCTGCGCGACGGCATCGACCTTCTTTCCGATGGTCGTTACTTCGTCGCGTTCCCCTCGCGCATCGAAGGGCGCGAGTACCGATGGGAGCTCAGCTCCGACCCGTTCGAAGGCGTGGCCCCGATGGGCATCCCCGCGCGCTGGCTCGAAGGCATCGAAGCGAAGCGTCGCCAGCCGGTTGCGCTCACCGGTGACGGCTCGCTCATTACGGGCAACAGGAACAACGGGCTTCACTCCCTCGCAGGCGTGATGCGCCGCTACGGCATGGGCGAGCCGGAGATTCTCGCCGCGCTTAGCGTGACGAACGAGACGCGCTGCGACGTGCCGCTCCCTGCCTCGGAGCTGCGCCAGCTCGTGCACTCGGCGGCACGCTACGAGGTCGAGCACGACGTGGCCGCGAACGCTGCGCTCGGGGACGACATCGCCCGCGACATCCTCGCGCTCGTCGAGGCGAAGGCTCCGAGCGAGTATTTCTTCAGCCGCGCAACGAGCTTCCTCTCGCAGCCTGCGCCGCTGGAGTGGGCCGTGAAGAAGTGGATTCCCGCGAGCGGGACGACGATGGTCTTCGGCGAGTCCGGCGCGGGGAAAACCTTCGTCACGCTCGACATCGCGTGCAGCATCGCAGCGGGGCTCGACTGGATGGGCAACAGGACGAAGCCCGGTGTCGTCGTCTACATGGCAGGCGAGGGCAACTACGGCATCCGGCAGCGCGTCGCTGCATGGTGCAAGCATCATGGCGTCGAGCAGTTCGACAACCTGCTCATCTCGAACAAGGGCATCGACCTCGACTCGGCCTCGGCTGCGGCGCAGATCATCGCAGCCGTGCGCGAGCTGACCGACGCCGATTCGGTCGTCGTCGTCATCGACACCGTCAACAACCACATGAGCGGCGACGAGAACGCGGCGCGTGACGTTCGCAACTTTTTCAACGCGGCCAACGTGGTCGCGAGTGCGCTTCGCTCGGCGGTCGTGCTCAACCACCACGTCGGGCACGGCGACGGAGCGAAGGCTCGCGCACGCGGTAGCTCAGCGTTCAAGGCCAGCCTCGACGCATCCATCATGGTCGCGAAGGCCGACGACGGAACCATCGAGCTGAGCTGCGCGAAGATGAAGGACGCCGAGGCACCTGCGGCGATGTTCGGCAGGCTCGAACCCGTCGCGCTCGGCTGGGTCGACGAAGACGGCGAGGAGATCTCTGGGGCCGTGTTCGTGCGCGCGGATGCCCCGCCGCCGCGAATCAAGGTCGACGGCAAGCTCGCCGAGGCGCGCTCGACCTTCGAGAAAGCCTGGTGGGATTCAGGCTGCGAGTTCCGCGACGGCCTGCCGTACCTCTCGCGCTCCGCCCTGCGCGAGTACATGGCGAAGAACGGCAAGAGCGAGAGCTACATCAAGCAGGCGATGAAGCCGAGCGGAGGGAAGTTCATCCAAGCTCTGACCGATGGCGGTATCATCGCAGAGCATGAACACGGGTGGATTGTGTGCGACGATGTAAACGCAAGTGCGTTGCGCATCGCGTCTAAATGATGGGTACCTGATGGTACCTGAAAGGTACCTGAGAGTACCTAGGTACGGGGGGCAAAGGCATCTAGATGGGTACCTGAGGGTACCTCTCTTCTTAAGAAGAGGTACCCAGGTACCCTCGCTGATGCGGCGTTTACGAGTACGTGCTACGCTTTGACGCAGCAGAGAGAAGGCGAAAGAAAGATGAAAGCAAAGGTAGGAAAAGAGATTACAGGAAAGGCGAATCCAGCCGACGAGATCGAGCGCTGGTCGCTCGACAAGCTCACGCCGTACGCGCGCAACAGCCGCACGCACTCGGACGAGCAGGTGGCGCAGCTCGCGGCGTCGATTCGCGAGTGGGGCTGGACGACGCCGGTGCTCGTCGACGAAGACGGCGGCATCATCGCGGGGCACGGTCGCGTGCTCGCGGCTCGCCAGCTCGGCATGGCGGAGGTGCCCGTCGTCGTCGCTCGTGGCTGGAGCGACGCGAAGCGCCGGGCCTACGTCATCGCCGACAACAAGCTGGCCCTGAACGCCGGATGGGACGCCGAGATGCTTTCGCTCGAACTCGGCGAGCTTGGCGAACTTGGGTTCGATCTCGACCTGACTGGGTTCTCCGACGAGGAACTCGACGGCCTCACGCCGACCGAGGAACCGGCTGCGCTCACCGACCCCGACGAGGTGCCCGAGGCCCCAGCCGTTCCGCGCAGCGTGCCCGGCGATGTGTGGCTCTGCGGAAAGCACCGCGTCATGTGTGGCGACTCGACTAGCGTGGATGCGGTGGGGGCGCTGATGGCGGGCGCGGTGGCGGATCTTGTTTGGACGGATCCGCCGTACGGCGTCAGCCAAAGCACCGATCACTTGCGCGAATGGGGTGGCGAAAAGAAGCGCGACCGCGCCGCTCACGGAATCGTGAACGACGACCTCAACGACGACGAGCTGACCGACTTCCTGCGCGCGTCGCTTGGCGCTGCGTTCGCGAACTGCCGAGACGGCGCAGCGTGGTACGTTGCGGCCCCGCCGGGGCCGCTCTTTCACTGCTTCGGGACCGTGCTCAAGGATCTCGACGTGTGGCGACACACGCTGAACTGGATCAAGTCGTCATTCGTTCTTGGCCGCTCCGATTACCACTACCAGCACGAGCCGATCTTCTACGGGTGGAAGCCTGGCGCGGCTCATACCTGGGCAGGCGACCGCAAGCAGTCGAGCACGCTCAACTTTGACCGACCGAGCCGCAACGGCGAGCACCCGACGATGAAGCCCGTCGAGCTTGTCGAGTACTGCGTCGGCAACAGCTCGAACCGCGGCGACGTGGTGCTCGAACCGTTCGGAGGCAGCGGGACGACGCTCATCGCCTGCGAAAAGACAGGCCGCATCGCTCGCCTGATGGAACTCGACCCGCGTTACGTGGACGTCATCGTCAAGCGATGGCAGGATTACACGGGTAAGAAGGCAACTCGCGAGGCCGATGGCGTCGCTTTCGATGAGGTGGGCTGATGCCGGCAAGTTCAGATCAAGGAAAGAAGCGCGGTGGAATGCCGGCCTTCAAGCCGACTGATGCCGAGCGAAAGCGCGTCGAGACGCTCAGCGGCTACGGCCTTCCGTACGAGCAGATCGCGATCCTGGTGCGCGAGGGCGGCATCGACGTGAACACGCTGATGAAGTACTTCAAGACGGAGCTGGTTGCCGGCAAGGCGAAGGCAAACGCCAAGGTCGGCGGCACGCTCTTCCAGAAGGCTACCGGCGGCGATACGGCTGCGATGATCTGGTGGTCAAAGACGCAGCTCCGTTGGGCCGAGACGCAGAAGCACGAACTCTCTGGACCGGACGGCGCTCCGATCGCCTTCGACCGCATCGAAAGGGTCATCGTTGACAAGGCCGACAAGTAAGCACCTGAGCAGTCGCCGAACGGATGCCCGTTCCTCGCGCCAGGATGCCGCAAGGACGCTCCGCATCGAGACGCCGCGGTGGTTCATGCCCCTCCTCGCTCCGGCGCGCTACAAGGGCGCGTGGGGCGGGCGCGGGTCCGGCAAGAGCCACGCCTTCGCCGAGGCGCTCGTCGAGGCGCATGTGCTCGACGCGAACCGCTCGACGGTCTGCGTGCGCGAGGTGCAGAAGAGCTTGTCGCAGTCGGTCAAGCGTCTCATCGAGGCGAAGATTGAAGCGCTCGGCGTCGGCGCGTACTTCGAGGTTCAGGAGGCCGTCATCAAGTCGCGCAAGGGCGACGGGCGCATCATCTTCCAAGGGCTACAAAATCACACGGCGGACAGCATCAAGTCGCTCGAAGGCTACGACTGCGCATGGTGCGAAGAGGCGCAGAGCCTCTCGCAGCGCTCGCTCGACCTCCTGCGCCCGACGATCCGCAAACCGGGCTCGGAGCTTTGGTTCACCTGGAACCCGTCGCAGGCGACCGACCCCGTAGATGCGCTCCTTCGCGGCGAGCGCTTGCCGCCTGATGCCGTCGTCGTCGGAGTGAACTACGAGGCGAACCCATGGTTCCCCGAGGTGCTGCGCGCCGAGCTGGAGTACGACCGCAAGCGCGACCCCGACAAGTTCCGCCACGTTTGGGCTGGCGAGTACTTGCGCAACTCGGAGCGCCGCGTGTTCAAAAACTGGCGCGTCGAGGAGTTCGAGGCCCCGCGCGATGCGGTCATCCGCTTCGGCGCAGACTGGGGATTCGCCGTCGACCCGACGGTGCTCGTGCGCTGCTACGTCGAAGGCCGCACGCTCTACGTCGACCACGAGGCGTACGGCGTCGGCGTTGAGATCGTCGACACGCCCGCGCTATTTTTGACGGTGCCCGGCTCGGAGACGTGGCCCATCGTCGCCGACTCGGCGCGTCCCGAGACCATCGCGCACATGCGGCGGCACGGCTTCCCCAAGATCATGGCAGCGGTGAAGGGTCCGCGCAGCTTGGAAGAGGGCGTCGAGTGGCTGAAGTCGCACGACATCGTGGTGCACCCGCGCTGCACGCACCTCATCGACGAGCTGACGCTCTACGCCTACAAGGCCGACCCGTTGACGGGCGCTGTCCTTCCGGTGCTAGACGACCGCGACAACCACGTGATCGACGCCCTGCGCTACGCCTGCGAAGGCGCGCGTCGAGTGCAGGCTGCGAAGCCTGTGCAACTCCAGCCACCGCAACCCGTGGCGCACGCCTGGCGTCGGTGATAGGTGCGGACCATGGCCGAGACGAAAGAAGCGAAGCTCGCACGCATCCACGACGAGGCCCTGCGCCGCTTCAACACGATTCAATTCGCGTTGCAGGACGAGCGCCGTCAGTGCCTCGACGACCGGCGCTTCTACAGCATCGCGGGCGCGCAGTGGGAGGGGCCGCTTCAGCGCCAGTTCGAGAACCGCCCGCGGCTCGAAGTGAACAAGGTCGCGCTCTCGGTCATGCGCATCATCAACGAGTACCGCGCGAACCGCATCACGGTCGACTACGTGCCGAAGGACGGCCGCGAGGCCGACAAGCTCGCCGACCTCTGCGACGGGCTCTATCGCGCCGACGAGCAGGACAGCG